ATTACTGATTACCAATTGCCGTTCTCTGTGTCCTCGGAGGTTTTCCTCTGTGTCCTCTGTGGTAGCGCCGCAGGCGGGTTTTTGCTGATTGTGGATTGCTGCTCGCGCAATTACTGATTACCAATTGCCGTTCTCTGTGTCCTCGGAGGTTTTCCTCTGTGTCCTCTGTGGTAGCGCCGCAGGCGGGTTTTTGCTGATTGTGGATTACTCATATGGGCCGCATTCGCACCATCAAGCCGGATTTTTACGTCAACGAGGGCCTGTCTGCCCTGTCGGAGCCGGCCCACCTCCTCGCCGGAGGACTGCTGTGCTACGCGGACGATGATGGATACTTCAACGCCAATCCCAAGCTGATCAAGGCCGCGATCTTTCCTCTTCGCGAGACCTCCGTGAGCGTTCCTGACATGCTCCAGGAGCTCTCCCGCATTGGTTACCTGCGCTTTGGCGCCACGGCCGACGGCCGCCGCTGGGGACAGGTGGTGAACTTCTCCGAGCATCAGAAGGTGAGCCATCCTACTCCCAGCAAGATTGCGAAGCTGGAGATTGTATGGGAAAGCTCCGGACTCTTTTTCCCTCCCGAGGATTCCATGAAGCCTCCGGAGCCGCTCCGTCCTGAAAGGAATGGAAAGGAAGGGAATGGAAAGGAAAAGGAAGGGAACAGTAACGAAGGGGATAGAAACGAAGACGAACTGGAAACTTCCGCTCGCCCTACTCGCGGATCGGGTGCAGATCAAAAGCCTGTGTCTTCAGTGCGCACGTCTCCAGTGGGCCCGTCTTCAGTATGTACGCCCAGGTCAAGCGTAGAGAACCGCCATGCGCGCATCCGCCGGATCGTCCAGCGCTGGTACGAGGAGTGGGCCGGCGAGCAATGTCCCTGGGATGGCGGCGAGGCCGGTCAGTTGGAAAGCTTGCTGAAGGCCACCCCCAACTGGCGCGACGAGTTGTTTGTCTCTTGTCTCGGGCACCTGGCGCGCAGCGACTGTATTGCGCCCGGCAGCCGTCCTCGCGAATGGCTGGGCAACCTCGTCAAGTTCCTGAAATCGCCCCTCGACCGATATTGGAAACCCAAGCAGGCTGGAGTCAATGGAAACGGCGCTTCAAAAGCGGAGCAACGCAATCGTGACGTGGACGAGGCAACCGCAAGAATTTTTAGCGGCGGTGGCCTCGATGCTGAACACCTTCCAGAAAGTCTACCGGGTAAGGCTTCCGGATGACGAACTGGTCATGTGGCGCGAGACCCTCAAAGACTACTCCGTGGAGGAGTTTGAGCGGGCCATGAAAAACCTCGTGAAGCATCCGCCGAAGTTCGATCCTGGCGACGGCTCACTCCAGGTATGGCGAGGCATGCCTAAGCTGCCCGATGTGGTCGGAGTCATGCTCGAGATGCGCGAGAAAGCCGCTGCCGAATGCCGCCGTCGCGAGTCCGAGCGGCTTGCCGAAGAGATGCGCGATCTTGCCCGCCGCCGAGCCGGTGGCGAAATCTTCTACGGCATCGGCGACGTTTTGCAAAACGTCGATCAAAACGCGCTGCTCAAAACGATGCCTGCATCGGGCGAGGCAAGACCGAGGCCACAACGCAAAGAGCGAGCCGGCACGCCGATGCAATCGCTCAAGCTGATGCCGCTCATTGAATCCACCATGACGGAAGCCGAATGGCGCGACCGCCGCGAGATGCTTCGCCAGCAGCGCGCAGCACTCCTGGGGAATGTTGGCGCCACACCCGAATCGCAACAGAACAATGTAAGGACGACAAGATGAAGGCGCAAACGATAGGAGGGCCGGCAAACCACGATGAAATGCGGCTACCGAGAAACACTTCATTTCACTTGATTATTTTGCTGTTTTCAAAAAGAGCCAAAAAATCAAGTAATAATGGACTCCAAAATGAACCTGTTCAAACGAGGTAAGCGTTTATTTATCAAAGAGATTGAAGGAGCTCAGCCTGTGGAAGCCCACAAATCGGCAGGTTCGAAAGTCTCGCTAAAAATAGAGAAAATGACCACAGAATGAAATGGAAACAAACTAGAAAAGATGGTGAGAAGAAGAGCGAGATGAAGTCACGAGCGGGAAGTAAAAGTGGCAAGACGAGAGAAGAAATAAAAAGGCAAAAGAGAAAGAAAATAAAAAAAAGAGAAGAGAAGATAAAGAGAAAAGAGAAAAGAGAAGAGCGAGGCCCCAAGATGACCGATCATAGAAACAAAAATCACCGCCGCCAGCAGATCCTCCAGGCCATCCACGATTACAAGGAAGTCCAAGGATGCTGCCCCTCCATGCAGGACATTGCAGACATCGTCGGAATCTCCGAAACCACCGTCCGCTTCCACATCAACAAACTGGTGGACGACGGCCGGCTCATCCACCCTGAAGGCGGCCGCCGAGCTCTTGGCCTGCCCAAAGAGTTCGAGCCGTCGGGACCTGCGTGAAGCTGCTCGCAGCGAATTTCTTTTAAACTCTTGCTTGCGAGAAAAGGAGACGATCATGAAGCATGCGGTTCTGGGAGTCGGTGGAGTGGGTGGCCTGATTGCAGGCGCTTTGGCACATCTCGGAGAAAGCGTCACACTCGTCGTAAGACCAGACGCATTACCGGATACCCCTGCGGACCTGTCTGTTGAAAGTTCGCTGGGTTCCTTTTCAGTGGCGGTCGATCGCGTCGGCTCGCTTCGCACCGATTGCGATGTTCTTTGGATCGCGGTGAAGGCGACGCAGTTGGACGGAGCCTTAAAACAAGTTTCCACCGACGCTCGAATCGGTGCGATTGTTCCTCTGCTGAACGGCATCGATCACGTTGAACTCCTTCGTTCGAGGTTTGGGGGCTCCCAGTTCAGTCATGATCGGGTTGTGCCAGCGACCATCTCGGTCGAATCCGAGCGGGTTGCTCCGGGAAGAATCGTGCACCGCTCTCCCTTTGTGCGGCTCAGAATCGCCGCAGCCGGCAAGCCTTTGCTGGAGGCCCCCGTGGCCAAGCTACGGCAGTTCGGCTTTGACTGCGAATTCATCGAGAAGGAAGCCGATCTTCTCTGGAGCAAGCTCGTATTCATCGCACCGCTGGCCCTGGCTACGACCGCCTCCAACCGCACGGCCGGTGAAGTCGCCGCAGACCCGGAGTGGCGCGGACGGCTAGAAGCCTGCGCCCGCGAAGCCTGTGCGGTAGCTGTTGCGTCGGGCGCTCAAGTGGACGCCGTGCGCGTAACAACCATGCTGCTGGCGCTGCCTCCCGGCATGAGAAGCTCCATGCAAAAGGACGTCGCCGCTGAAAAGCCGCCGGAACTGGATGCCATTGCAGGGCCGATTCTCCGCGGCGGTCGCAAGCTCGGAATTGACGTGTCCACAACCCACCAACTGGTCGAGACGATTGAAAAGAAAGTCAGCGCTCATGCCCGATAAGCCCAGCACGTTAACACTGAGTGTGAGGTTTCGAGGATTGCCCGGCCTATGAGAAGAAGTACAGCCATTGTCATTGCGATCGCCCTGATTGCAACAACCTGGCTTATTTATTCGACGGTGACTCAACACCATCGGCAAGTTGCCTACGATGCGGCAATTGCGCCCTTCCGGCACGATCTTCCTTTGGGTATGTCCCGGACCGAGGTTAAGCAGTATCTCGACTCGAAAGGGATAGATTACATCTCGGCCGGCTACGGACCGGATGCGGAAACTTACACAATCGAGATCGGTGAAGAACCGGGCAGCCTTGTCTGCGAGTCTTGGAAGGTCTATATCGCGCTGGAGTTCCAGCCATCGGACAAAACAACGGATTCTCGCGACCGCCGTGAGGCTTGCGAAGCCGACAAGCTGACGGATATTCACATCAGGAAAATTGGCACATGCCTCTAACTCATTCGAAGCTAATGTCACGTTTACTACGCGACACAAGTCAATTTTCAATCGGTTATTTGCTGAGCCTTCGATAACGTCTATCCGCTATTTCATTTCTCCCGGCAATGCCGCATATTGCTCTCACGTTCTTTGACGTTCCCCGGGCAGGGCGGCGGCAGAAGCGAAAGCCGACGCGCCGTCCAGCCCAGACAACCGTAAGACGTCAGCCGCCCGGACGCTAACTGGAGCGAGCCTTCATCGACTAGGCGGAGCATTCTCCAAAAAAAATCGAGCTACAAAAAACTCAACACTCGTTATTCATTGGAACTACACAACATTGAATCGAGAATATTCGAGGCAACCGCGATTGCCGATCAGGAAAGAAATGGCCCGCAATAGGCTTCCCCGCAAAGTCTGCTTACTCAGCAAGCCCGAGGTTGACAACCTGCGACAGAGAAATATGCGGCCCGACTGCACGTTGGGCCTGCATGCCCATATCTCTTTATCCGAAGCTGCCGACCTGCGCCTTACCGGCGACCTGGAGATTATTCCGCACTACCTCGCACCTTATGGCACATTTGCGCGACGCAAGGCCGGGACAGAACTCAAGCAGTCGCCAGCCACCATCAAGCGCAGCGAGATGGAGGCCAACGCCCACACAGCTTTCAAGGGCAGCCGGTCGCGAACGGCGCGGATGAGCGACTGGGAAAAAGAACGCGCCGAGCGCGAGGGCGGGCTGGTGGAAGACTTCATCGAGCGAGCCCAGGCTAAGGTGCGGCTGTGGCCGGTGATTGGCGATGAGCGCGCACCGCGTGTGGCGCCGCATGGTGCAACTCATGTCCGCAAGATCGCTCTCTAACTAGATAAGGCCACCATGCCAAGAATTAGAACTCGGTAAGTAGAAACCCGGGAGTTAGAAGCCTAGGAATTAGAAGCCGAGAATTAGAAACTCAGGAGTCAGAAACCAGGAGCCAGGAGCCGAAAACCAGGAGTTGGAGACCAGGAGTTGGAGACCAGGAGTTGAACGATGAAGCTCAGCGAAGAAATCATGCTAGGCAGTACCTTGATTACAGCCAAGCCCGAGATATGGCTCGACCGGCAGGGCGGCAGCGGATGCAGTATTGGCGGCGCTCTTCTGGCGACAGGGGTGAATCCCCTGGAATTCTGGGATGAGCAGCAAGCCGTATGGACAGCGTTGGCATCCGGAGAGGAGAAAGTAGAGATTGTTACTCTCTACGATGGTTCCTTGTGGACCATTGGCCCCTTCCACAAGATGAAGTCTATCCAGGACCGCTGGCCATGGCTGATGGCCGAGCATCTGGCGAACATCTCCAAGATGTATTTTGAGGTGGTTGAAGGCAGCCGGACTCTGGAACAACTGGCGGAATACGTGCGCTCGGTCGAGCCCAAAGACGGAACCGAGCAGCCGCAAGAACAACCGATAGAGTACTTAGAGCTGAGTATCCAGTAGGGAGTGATGAACCGTTGCTGTGAAGGAGAATCGTTTCCCGGCAAGTCGGCAATGCCGTGAGTGAGAGTTTTGACAGTCTTTCGATCCTGTTGGGATGAGCCAGCGCGAGTCGAGTCCGCACACTCAAGAGGATGAAGCGGCAACGGAATGAACCAGCGCGGGCATGGCGACTGGATCGCAGTTCTCGATGAGAGACTCGATCTCAGAGCCGCCGCCAACCCGAGCTATGGGATATAAGCGGTCATCCTTGAGACGAAAAATCGTGCCGTGATTGGTCTGCGGCTCTTTTTCTTCCGTCCTGCACACAACCAGCAAGCCGCCGGGCCTAAGCCTCCGCTTTAAGACCTGGATCATCTCCAGCAGCGTGGATTTCGAGAAATAGGCCGGCGTAAGAATATTTGCGGCGCGAACGACATCGAAGTTTCCATGAAATTGGGCATCGTCGCTGAGGATGTCGTCTTCCACAAGCATGACCGTGCGGAGCGCCTTGCTCTGCAGGAGCAAGGGCCGAGTCTGCGCTCCGAGAAAACGCGCTGCCGACACAGCCGACCTGAGCACAAAGATTACCGGCAACTGATATGCGCTACCCCACACTGGAACCCCGCGACCGAAGAAGCTGAGATCGATCGGCTTGTTCCGGTCATCCAGGATTGCCTCGATTGGTCCAAAGGTAAGAAGCCGTACTCGCAAGCAACTGTCGGTTCCGATCATATTTGCTTCAACTCCGGCGGCGCGGAGATGATCGCTCCATTCTTGCGTGCTGACGCCGGAGGACACGCCCACATCCATGATATCGAGGGGCCTGCGGCTGGTGTTTGCGAGCAGCGGAAGAATTCGTTGGTTTATGTCGTCCAGACGATGCTGGTAGGTGGTTTTGAACATGCCGCAAGGCAGGAGAATGCCGCTAAAGAACTCCCGCTCGATTGCGGGGTCGTAGGGTGACGCCAGGAACGTGGATGCGGTAGGCCGTACTTTCATCTGGAACAGATTGTCAATCTCAGTTTGGTTCGAGCGCTGTAAGAATCTGCCACCACTGCCGATCCCCTTTTGGGGAACCAATTTGAACCCGTTACTTAGTGCCAATTCTGATGAGAGGAAGGACTTGAAGCTTGCCTGTCTCTTGAATATTTGCAGCATTTTACCGGGATCGCGGCGTGTTTGCCATCGCCGATTTCGAATCCAGCAGGGAAGTGGAACGACGTTAAAGATTCAGGGCTCTCCGGAAAGCTCCGCTGCGCTCGCCTCTTCTGCCGGCACTCTCCCTACAAAGACCCGCAGGCAGTCCTCGCACCAGTCAATTCATTTGTGGTTATTAAAGGAAATGGAACGATGAAACACATCTTACGGTCGATATTCATTGCATGCTTGCTGGCGGCGGTAGTTCAAGCAGGTACGATCACCGGAACGGTGACGAGCACCGCGTCCGGACCGGTTGTGAACGGAGCCTTTACCTTTACCCTGACGCAGCCGGCGGTACTGGCTGGAACAGCCACCATCACGGCCCAGTCGGTAAGTTGCTATACGGATGCCAATGGCAATGTGGTGGGAGAGCCGAATCCCCTGGCGGGGCCGGTGGTTACCTCCAACCTGGCCTCGGGCACACTGGTGGCGGGAACTTATTTTGTCCGGTTGACTTACCAGGACGCAACCGGAGAGACGATCGCGTCTCCGGAAACGGCTTTCACCATGACCGGGCCGGGAACGCTGATCGTGAATGCGCCTGTGGTTCAACCCGCCGGCGCGACTACATTCCGGGTTTACATCTCGACTACGAGCGGGGCCGAGAAACTCCAAGGCTCAGTCAGCGTGAGCCCTGGTTCGTGGGGAAATTACTCACAGACCTCGGCACTGGCAGCGGGCATTGCGCTGCCAACCTCAAATTCCACGGCCTGCAAGCTGGCGTTCAACGATCAACTCCAACCGTCATTTACCGGATACAACGTGGCCTTGACGAGCCAGAGCGGGGCAATCGTCCCCGGATATCCGCAATTGTGGTATTTGTTGGGCGGCTCAAACGGGACAATCAACCTGAGCAATGGTACGCCACTCTATTCTGGAATAAGCGCCTTTCAGTTTCCGCAGGCCATCGTGAGCAATCCCGCGGCGGCGGGGCTGCAGAGCATCAATGGGCCTTTGTCTATCGGCGGCAGTTTATCGGTAGGCGCAGCCGCCAGCGGACCGGCATCTATCAACGGCGTGCTTCATGTTGGCGGGGCCATCTCTTCCACGGACATAGGAGTCCAGATCAACGCTGCCTATGTAGCCTGCACAGGCGGGTCATGCCACATCATCGTCGATCCTTCGACCAATGGAAACTGCTATAACTTCTCGACACCCGTGGCTTTCACTACGCTAGGAAAATACGTGCTTCTTGAAGGCGCAGGGGGCACATCCAACACCGGAACCGCGGTGACCGGAGCATGCCTGAACTACATACCCACAAATGCCACCACGGCAATTACGATGGACTACGCATCGAATGGCGCGCAGGGGCCAGTCCATGGGCTAAGAAACATTCATCTAGTCAACAATGGGTGTGTCACCACCGGAGGCTGTGGCAGTTCCGCAGCGGGCATCTCGAATGGCACCACCAATACCGGCGCTACCGGCGCGATCTTCGATAATGTGGGCATCAACGGGTTCGGTATCGGAGTCAACGACACCAACACCAACCAGGGGTTCACTTTTACCGACGTCACATGGCTCAATCCGCAGTTCATTGCAAACACGACGGCGATGCAATTGAATGTTCCCACCGGATTTGTATTGCTGGGCGGAACAATCGCGGGGAACGGCGCAGCGATCAGGGGCAAGGGCGCGGCCTCTACTCCGGAAATAGAATTGACTGGAGTGCAGTTCTTTGGGAATGCAGGACTGGACATAGACTTCACTAACACAACTATCAATCCCAATGGCGCTGCTTCCCTGTACTGCCACGGATGCCACTTTGAGCGAACGGGCGGCAATTCCTCACACTCCATCAACGGCGCCGTCGATCTTTATTTCTACGGCGGAGTCATTGAGGACGACAATAGTTCCGGGACAGGCGATTGGTTTATCAATAGCGGGGGATTCCATATTTTCATCGACGGCATGAAGGTTGCTTCCGGGCGTCCCTTAACGACCGTTATCGTCGCGAACTCTCCAACGAGAGGAAAGATCGAAGTATTCTCCCCGGGCACGGGGACGAGCACGCTAGTCACTGGAACGAATGCCTCAAAATTCACGCAACTGCTACGATATCCCGGCACTCTGGGCGCGCAAACGAACGTCATTGAAGGGACCATCGCGCCAGCTGGTGTGGCTGTGAATTCCGATACGGTATTTACCGCATCGCCGCGCCTGCAATACACCTGTTATATACAAGCCTATGCCGGAAGCAACCGTTACTGCCGCTTCTCCGTGGAGAAGCCGGTTACGGTGGTTAGCGTTCACGTAGCCTCTCAAACTCCACCGGCAAACTGCATTACTTCGCCACAGTTTGGCTTTCAGTCTGTGCCGAGTGCATCCGTAACCAACCCTAACGGCCAGGCATTTGTCGACAACACGGGCCTGAACATCAGCATCCCGGCAGGTAGCTATGACATTGGCACTGTCAATACCGATGCCGGATGCAGCACGCAGATCGGCGCTGTTACTTTGACGATTCAATACAAAATGCAGTGACGTTCCACGTAGATCATTTTCCCTGAATTTTCCCCAAGTGAAATCTGAATGTGACGTTTTGGCAGAGCGCCAAGGCTAGAGATGGAATGCTCTTCAATACTTCAGTGTTGAGGAGCATTTCGCTTTTGCGGCGTCCTGCCGCATGCCGGACGAAGCGATCTGCCGAGGTCGTAGGCAATCCATCGCGATAGGTCAATCGAAATCCGTGAATCGAGGAATGATGAAACAGCTCAAACAGGCGATAGCCTTCGTAACGTTGTTGGCAGGTTTCGCCCACGCGGGCACAATCACCGGAACCGTGACGAATAGCGCCTCCGGGCCGGTCGCCAATGGGACCTTCACTCTTACCTTGACGCAGCCGGCAGTGCTGACAGGAACGGCCACGATCACGGCTCAATCGGCAAGCTGCTATACGGATGCTAATGGAAACGTGGTGGGAGAGCCGAATCCGCCGGCGGGGCCGGTGGTTACCTCCAACCTGGCCTCGGGCACGCTGGCGGCGGGGATCTATTTTGTCCGTTTGACGTACCAGGATGCAACCGGAGAGACGATTGCGTCTCCGGAGACAGCTTTCACCATGACCGGGCCAGGAACACTGATTGTGAATGCGCCGATCGTGCAGCCAGCGGGAGCAACGGCATTTCGGGTGTACCTATCGACGTCCTCGGGAAACGAGACGCTACAGGGATCGGTCAGCGGTACGCCCGGCGCTTGGGGCAATTACTCCCAGGCGGCGCCTTTGACTGCGGGATCGGCGCTCCCGGCCTCTAATTCCACGGCGTGCAAGATCGCTTTTAACGACCAGCTCCAGCCTTCCTTTACCGGATACAACGTAACGCTGACGAGCCAATCGGGGATCACGGTGCCTGGGTACCCTCAGCTTTGGTACCTGTTCGGCGGCTCCAATGGGACGGTCAACTTGAGCAATGGAACCCCCCTGTACTCGGGCGTAATCACCGTGCAGTATCCGCAGGCAATTGTGAGCATTCCGGCTTTGGGCGGATCACAGAATGTGAACGGCCCACTATCGGCGAATCCATTGTGTGGAAACATCAATGGCGACTTGTGGGTGGGAAACACGACATGCCCGAACAACTTTTCGAGCATGTCGGCGTGCTATGCGGCTCTTGTTCCGGGCCAAGGTTGCCACGTTGTGCCAAATTGGGCGGAGACTTGGACGTCGAATCTCGTGATGAACAAGTCGCACACCGGCTTTATTTTCCACGGATCGGCAATAATCACGATGGGATCAAATAGCCTGAAGATTCCGGATTTAGACGCAGGCGGGGTAAAGATGATCGGCGTCTATCTTAAGGGGCTGGGAGGTACTCCGTACGATCCTGTTGTTTCTGGCGTTTCGTTTCAGTATGGTGGCAACGGAAAAGCGTTTCAAATAGGTGACGGAACTGGAAGCGGTGGTTCTGGTAATCACTCGCTGGAAAACATAGGCGTTGATTTGATTACCGCCGGATCGTCGGCAATTGCCGTTTATCAGCAAGACCCGGCCGATGGATACTACACAAACCTCAGCATCCATACGAACACCCTTTCGGGTGCCACCTCACAGAAGGGTTTTGTATGCGATGCATCCACGTTCGGGTGCGCTGGAAATACGTTCTATGGGCCGTTGTTTGCCGCCAATATTCCTCTGACGTTCTTGAGCGGTTCCCAGCAAAACCATGTCTATGGAGGAATGCTTCAGGCTGTTGGAAATAGCAATATTGCTCTTGACATGGCAGGCAATTCGAATGAGATAAGGACTGGAGTACAGAGTAGCAATATCGCTGTGCAAATTGAGAATAGCTCGGCGGCTCAAGGCAATGAAATCACCATCGCCAATAACAACAACACGACGGATTATGTCGAAGCCAGTGGCTCGGCAAGCGTAAGCCATGACAACACGGTCAAATTTCTCAACGCGAGCACGGCGCAAAGCTCTAACCTACTAAACACGGTTACTATTCCCGGAAGAAAGACGGGCGCAAGCACACTTCTGAATCAGCAACCACCAGCAGGAACGCTAACAGGCAACAGCGCAGACCAAACGATTTTCACATACACGTTGCCTGCGAACACTTTGGCGCAAGGAAAGGGGCTGAGAATTACGCTCACGTTCCTGCATAGCAGCGGTTCGGCGTCGACTGTTTATAAACTATTTTTTGGGGCGACGGTGGCGGCGACCATCACTTACGCGCCTAACGGTAATACGTTTTATGATCGGTACGTGTTCGAGATTTACAACGATGCTAATTCTCAGAGCTCCCAAAGTCATTTCCAAAAAACGACCTGGCCAAACTTGACGGGGTTTGCATCTCCGGGAGCGGCATACAGCACCAATCCTCTCTCCAACCCCAGCGTCAATTTTGCAAATTCTCAGGCAATCAAGTTCACATTCAATGTGGCCAATACGGATCAGATTACTCCTGGAGATTTTCAGGTCGAGTTTATTCAGTGACCTTTGCGGCACACGAACATTAGGTTTGACGTGGAACCATGGAATCCGACCATACTGAGTGTGAGTTGAATTGAGGATATGATCCTTCCCTTCCAGTTTAGAACGGTCCATGGCGGATATAAGACTGGCTTGCAGATAATAACGTGGAAGTGGTCGGCAAGTTTGATTCGAAGGGACGAAGCTGAGAATGATTGCTGGTGACCTCTGGTGTGAAACGGCCTGCGACAGTCAGGGCACATGACTTGGCCGTGAGCAAGATTTTCCTGGTAGGGAACCGTTCCAATGAATCGGCCGCCTGGTTTTAGAACTCTCGATATTTCCGTAAGGCCAGCTTTCATTGTGTCTAGAGCTAGATGCTCGAGTACCTCGGTGGCAATCACAACATCACACGATGCTGACGACATGGGGACTTGCTCAATTAGCCCAACGTGCGCATCAACACCCTTGGCCTTCAATCGCTCGCAGGTAGCGGCATCCGGATCGATAGATGATACTTTAAACCCTCGTTTCTGGGCCTCATATTCAAGATATCCATTGCCAGCGCCAATATTGAGGAGCGACAAAGGAAGGCGATCCTTGAGATCCTTGCGGGCTAAGCGCAATAAAGCGTGAACTCGCGTTTCTAGGCCGTCGAATATTTCAGGAACGGCATTCTGGTAGTGAGCAGATATTACGTCCTGGCCCATTATCGACCTCCTTATGAACGAATGAGAAGGACCGGTCTTCAACATCCGCAAAACGCTCCGGAATCCATCCTGGATGAAAACTTACGTCGAATCCATTGAGGTTGGATTGCGCTACGTCGAGAGTAGCCGTTAGGTCTCCTTTGCGCCAGTAGTCACCATCATCCATCGATGGAGCGGAGAGGCCGGCAAATGAATCGAAAGCGAAGTGAGTACGCTGCAGGGCAGAACATATAAGATAGGAGCCGAGGCCTCTAAATACGCCGCACTCCGCTGTGTCGCCAGGGACTCTCCAGCAAGATTTAGCTAACTGATGAAGATTCCACAAATTTGACACATGAAAGCTATCGGGTTGTCCAAACTTGACGAGGACGGATCTAAACCATTGATCTGCCTGCCATTCCATAGCTACGGAATGAGCTGCGCTCTGGATACCAAGGCGACGGGCTACGAGATAGCGCCAATTGCTGCGCTCTCGATGATCGACAATGACGCGGAAGATACCCTTTAGCATTCAGTAGCCTCTGCTATCTCAATGACGTGCGATGAATTGGGCCAGGATGCCCTAGACCATTGGACGATGGGCCGCTCCATTCCATAGTAAGAAGCGCAGGCGGCGGCCAAGGAAAACACAGGGCTCAATTCAGGATGGGTCGACCAAAGAAAAATCGATTGCCAAAGATATATGCCGTAGCTGATGGTTCCTATCCAGACCAGCGGCGCCGCATTGAGCAGAAGGTATCGATGGCGGGTGGCATGAATTACAAAGGCGGCAATACAAAGATGGCTCAAGGGCTGCAGGAAGTGAATCGTTCCCCATGCGGGCCACGAAAGGACGATGGCAGCGGGGGCGCAGAGGATGAACCACCGAGAGCGCAAGAAGGACAGCGATTCGTAAGCTAGGGCCCCAAGGCAACCCATGGCCAGCGTATCGTAATTTGCCAGCAGCGAACCTTCCCAGGATTTGAGTTCCGGTACGTGGCGGATCGTAAGAGTGATGAGCGGAGACAGGAATAGGGCTACAAGAATGATTTTCTTTCTTGTTCTAAAGAACAGAAGCAAGATGATGGGCCACAAAAGGTAAAACTGCTCCTCAACCGCAAGCGACCAAAGATGCCCCAGGGCTGGTGGCCGTCCGAGATCATAGTTCGTGGCGAAGCCGAGCACGTAAACCAGATTGTGGAAGCTGAAGCGATCGTGATGAAGGGCAAAAGCGATTGCAACATAGAGGTAGCAGGCGGGAATGATGCGAAAAAAACGTCTTCGGTAGAAATTGCCCAGCGAGATTGTTCCGGTTTCGTCGCGCTCCTTGAGCAACAGCCAAGTGATGATGAAGCCGGAAATTACAAAAAATACCTCGACTCCGAGATGGGCATAACCGGCAAGGGGAGCGGGAGCGGCGTCCACCGTGGCCATGTGACCTAGAAGGACGAAAGCCACCGAATAAGCCCGCAATCCGTCAAGCGATGCAATGCGTGTCATGTTCGAGGCAACTCGCGCGTCTCCGGAGATACGGCGTCTTCTGTTTCATTCAGCAGGTGAACGGACACCGTAATGTGAGCCCAATATCTTAACCCTTTTCATGCCGATTCGGCATGGCTGCGGGATTACGATTCAGGGCTATCACATGAAAACTTTGATAGCCTCTTTGATGTTAGGAAGGTTAGAGGCAAGCCTCGGCGGAAAACGTCGAGGGAGATGCCATGGAGTACAAATGAGAACAAAAGTTCTCACATGTGCTCCATGGCATGTAATTATTGGGCGTGCTTGACGGGGCCATAAATGGCCCCTCTTCCACAGTTGTGCCAACTTCATCGTGAGTCTGAGTATCGAGGACCGAAGGAGCACGTGAGCCGTGAGACAAATTTCGAGACGGCACAAACGGTCAACATTTCTTTCATGCGATTGCCCGGATTACGATTCAGCACGGGATGCAATTGCCGAGTAGTGATAGGTGAACCATCGGGTAGCGGCTGCCGGAGCAATCTTGAGGAGAGACTCCTTGACCCAATATTGCCGGGGGCCCCTGCTGCCGTAGCGAAAGCGGTATCCCTCGAGAGGCATATGAGAGATGAGCGAGCGCTGAATCTTTAAACCACAGGTTTGCAGGAGCCGACGAATGGTCTTCGGGTTGTAAAAGTTGATGTGGCCGGTCTTGTCGGGCACATAGTCCGCAGGCATTCGCCGGTGGTCTTCCATGGGGACTTCCACGAAAACCTGGCGAGCGACTCGGGCCGCTTCATAGAGCAGACGCCGAGGATCTTCGACATGCTCAATCACATGGCTGAGAACCGCCAGGTCAAACGACAAATCGGGAAATGGAACGGTCGATCCATCGAACAGCGCCGCGCGGATTCCCTTGGCCTCCAGACGGGTTATCGCACTGGGAGAGACTTCAACGCCGATTACACAGGAGCGGGACCATTCGTTCAAGGACGCCATCCGCTCGATGATCGCGCCGTCGCCGCAACCTATATCGATTACCGTGCGCTCAGGGTTGTGACCGCAAAGCTCGACGATGTTGGCGGCCTTGCCTAAGGCCCCGAGGCTTCGCCATTGGGCGAGCGATTCATCTTCAGCGTAATAGTTGGCGTAGTGCTCAATGGTTTGGCTCACTCACGCTCCTTCTTCTTTCCCTGATATTTGATACTGACGCCGGACGCGGGGACCGAGCGTTCGCGAAGCCGGATTAAACGAGACGACGGCGGACGATAAGGGAAGAATACCGATCCTTCGGGCACTCAATATTTTACCCCAGCCTGCTGGCTGCGCTGGGTTGAGTCTACCTGCCATTCATCTTTCATCTTTCATCTTTCATCTTTACATCTTCAATCTTCATCATTCATCAGCATCTCGGGAGAAAGACTTACCCATGGACCTCAGCCATTTGTGGACAGCACTTCTAAGCGGCGCGGCGGGAGCGGGAGGAGCCCGTCTGTTGCCGGCAATCACCATACGGCTTAACGGCCATCAGAACCGGCAGGCTCACACCTGTGCGGTCCAGGAGATGGTTCAGGAACGGGTGTTGCCGGTTCTGGAGAAGCTGGCCGATGCGACCGCGCAGAACAGCGAGACATTGGCCAAGCTTGCCACCATTGCCGAGAGACAAGAACGCCGCGAAGAGCGTCGTGAAGATCTGCGCGCGGCGATGGCCGAACAGCGGACGGCGGTTTGATTCCTTGGCGATCCCTTTCCTGCCAGAACCCCGCGCTAAAAACCATCACCAAAATCTCTTAAGAATTGGAGAACAAAAAATGAAGAAATCGATTTCTGTATTGATGGCATTTTTACTGGTCTCTACCTTGTGCATTCCGGTGGCGGGCTGCAGCGGCCTCACCGCCGATGCAGTCCTTACCGACCTGCCCATCGCTACCGACATTGCTCTCTCGGTTGTGACGATTGTTGGACCCAGCAATGAGGCATACGTGGCCGCAGTGAAAGAGTATTCCGGAAAGGTGGCCGCAGACCTGCGATTGATGAAGACCCTGGTGGACCAATACAAAGCCAGCCTGGTGGCTGCGCCCTCGGGCACGCTTACCCAGATCAATACGGCGCTCGTGGATGCGCAGACCAACCTTACCGCCATTCTGCAGGCCGTGGGAGTTTCCAATCCACGGACCACGGCAGCGGTGGCGGCGGCGGTGGCCAGCGTGAAGCTGATTCTGGGAGATGTGGCATTGCTGGTGAAGAGGTCATCTCCAGAGGCGCTGAATGCACAGGTTTTTTTCGGCATCGGCATGCCGGGCGCCGATTTTCTGGCAATGGTGCCGGTGGATGGCAACGGGCGTTCCGCCAAGCCAGGCTCGGAGCAGGCGAAGCTAAAGCCTTCGGGAAGGTCCGCCCGCCAGATTGCCCGCGAGTACAACCAGAAGATCGGAAAGGATTTCCCCGCTGCCCGGGTCGATGTGCCCAAGATGAAGGTGATGGGCATTGCCATTCCTCTCACCGGAAGCAAATGAGCGGAAGTAGGCAGGGCGAATGCCCATCGAGCCAGAGTTCGAAGAGAAGACCGGAGGCCGGCGATGACTGACTTACAGTTTCAGCGGGAGTTGTGGATTAACGCCTACATCAACCAGATCGGCGGATATCCGGTTGGCGACCCGGCGCGGCAGAATTTCAATCCTGTGCTTTCCATCGTAAAAAATGTGGACGGCTCCATCCACAGGGCGCGAACCCTCGACAGCCCTGCTTACACCTTCAGCGATACGGAGAGAGACGCTCTCCTTAACGAAAACGAATCGTAGTTGTTCCGCAAAACAATCCCACTCCATCATCCGACTTTCAATACCCACCATTCAGGAGATCACCATGAAGCGAATCGGATTCGCCCTGGCGGCCTTGTGCGCCGCTCTGAGCATTCTTACGTTGCCGGCCGCGGCCCAGAACAATGCGTTCGATTCGCAGTTTGGCGCAACGCCCTGGGCGCAGAACGGCGTGAGGACGGCCTCTGCCTATAGCTGGATCATCGACAACACGGCAGGCGGCTACCTGAACTTTACTTTTCCCTCGCCGGTCTGCACGGGGGCCCTCTACTTCGGAGGGCGCGGAAACGTGAATCCCTTTACCGCCACCATTGCCGATGGGCCCACGCAGGCCACGCCCAACATTACCGTGAAGTTTCTGGATGCGGTGGCGGCCAACAACGAGACGGTGGCGCTCAACTCCAACGCCTCGGTCTCCGGCGGGTTCTGCACGCTTTCACCGGCCAACGTGAACCAGCATCTTTCTTACAAGATGGTGAGCGGCACTTGCGGACTGCAAGAAGCCATCAACGATGCGGGCACTGCCGGCGGAATCGTGGAATACACGCAGGAGTCGGTGGCGCTGGGCTGCTCCGGCGCGTCTGCTGGAGTGCCCAACCCAACGATCACGGCGGCCAAGGCGGTGCTGCCGAACATCTATGTTCACGACATTTCCAACGGCGCCAACCAGTGGTATGCGGTCAAGGGAACGTCGCTTGCGCTGGTATCCGCGCCTACGGCCTTGACTACGGCAGGCGGTGCGGCGGCTACTTTGCAGACTTCGACCTCGGGTGGATCGATCGCGACCGGGCAAGCCGTCCGCGCAGGCATTACATGCGTTGATTTTCTGGGACGTGAAACCGCGCTCAGCACCGACACCGCCGGTACAGCCGTGGTCACCACCGGCGCGGGGTCGACCAACACCATCACCGTGACCGCTCCCGGCACGGCAGGCTGCCCCAACTCGGTGGGCTATCGCGTCTACTTGAGCGCCAGCGGCGGCGCTTCACTTTCGGAAATTCTTTATGCGCCTGTTGCCGCCGGTTGCACCGCATCCGGCACCAGCGTTGTGGTTTCGGCTTGCGCCCTGACCTCAAATGCCGTTGTGGCTTCGCTCACCTCAAACACCGCCGGGGTTCCCACGCAGGGCGCCGCGTCGCTGGGATTGGCGACGGCCACGGGGCTGTTGCCGGTCTCGAACCTGCCGACGAACCCAGGCTTTCAGACCGTCTACGGCCCATTCAGTGCGATCACGGCTGTTACCACGGCGCAGATCGCCGCAGAGGTTCCGCTGCCCGCGCAGTTCTTCAACACCGGGCTGGAGAAGGCTTACCGTGTCACGCTTTCCGGAGTCGGGACGGCAGCCGCGGCGACAGTCGCAGGCTCGTTCAAACTCACGCTGGGGCCGCGCCAGGGGACGTCGCCGACCGGCGTTCAGACCATCGACACGGTGAACTTTACCGCCAGCACCATCTGGCCCGCCGCTGCTGCCAACTGGACTTACTCGACCGTATGCTCGGTGGCTGCGACCGGAACATCCGGAACGCTGGAATGCCAATCGGATACGGGCTTTATCGTGAGCACCACGGCGGCCGCCGCGCCACCGGCGTTTGGCCCACAGCTCGATAGCACCACCGGACCCTCCACGGCGCTCGATCTCACGCAGCAGCTCTATATCGATGCGATCCTTACGGCGTCGGCGTCTTCATTCACGTCGTTCACCGTGCGCAAGGTCGCGATTACCCCGGTCTATCAATAAATGTCCGGCATGGGCGGGTTGACCTCGGCGGGCTCGTTCGCAACGCAGAAGGAACAGGTGGCGGCCATGGATTCGAAAGACTTGAAGGACTTGAAAGCGAAGAAGAAGCGGGCGCTCGAACTCATGGGAAAGAAGAATGCCACCGGCATGCCCGCGCGTATTCCTCTATCTATGGACGAAGGCCCCATCTTGAACGAGGCCGGCGATCAGCCCGCCGCCGGCCGGTTCATGAATGCCATTGCCAAGCGGCGCGGCATGAAGGGGCTGAAGAAGTAGGGCGGCCTTTTCGTGCCCGGCCATCCACCACGCGGAGAACCAAATCCAATGGCGACCACTCCTATCGATTCACCTCTGCATGCGCAGCAGCGCATGGCTCATTTCTTCTCGAAATACCCGAACTGCCAGCGGCTCAAGATTCAGCCGGTTGCCTGGGGCGACCAGGGCGCGAACGGCGGCTTGCACGACGGGTTCGATATCGACGATGTGAAGGCGGCTCTCGGCGCAGCGCGGTTCAACCTGCTCATGACCTCGATTCAAGAGGTCTTTTGCTGCGCCCATCGCGCCTGGCCGCTTTCACACGCCGATGCAACCAAGCGCGGGGCCGAGGCACACTGCATCTGGGCCTCGGACCTCGAAAAGTTTTTGAAAGCGGGGCATTGATGGCGGCGAAAACGCGGCTCATCGCTCTCAACGGAAATGCCGGACCGCTCGTCTCGGTTCTGGCCACCATGTGCGCCACGCGGGTCACGGCGCGAGAAGACGAAGCAGCCTCATCTCAGGGGCTGCAATACATTCGCGGAGACGACGTAACCGCCAACCTCAACACTGTAGGAACCCTCGGCAGCCCCGACCAGCAGCAGATCGATTTGTGGGACAACAAGCCTTACGGCGCGCGTGGAGGGAGGCTGCAAGGCATTGGACCGCAGGCGGCAAACTTTCCGGCGGCCACCATTTATTTCAAGGCGCAGAGCAAGAGCGCAACCGCCACCACGCTCCGCGTGATTGAGTACGACTAGCTATGTTGCAGACCTCGAAAATGGAAACTACCAAGTCCGGCGAGCGGCAAGCGGAGACAAGCTCCGCCAAAGCCAACGCGCGCCCGATCATCGACCAGAAGATCGGGCCCGATGGCCACTTTGCCGCGCCGAAAAGCTTCACTGCCCAGGACGAGGTTCAATGGGCCAAGGTGCGCCAGGATGCAATCCGGTTGCGGCAGTATGCGGACAAACGCTGCGGTTTCAGCAACCTGTACGATCCGGCGGGAGCTTATCTTTGTGGCGGGAGGAATGACGGCAGCAGCTCCGCCTGCAACAAGCGCGAGGGAGCCGAGTGCCTCATCCGCATTCAGCCGCTCAGCGATCCACACTTTCAGAGCTGCATGTTCTGGGAGACCGTGAACGCCGGCGATCCCGAAGCCCGCTATTCGGACAAGAGCAAGAAGCATATGACCGACGAGCGCATCGCCTTCGGAGCCACCGGGAATCCGCTGGGCTTCGGCTGCGTGCGCTGCGACGAGGGGCGGCACATGCTCGCTCGGCCCGACAGCGAAGGACGCCAGAAATGGTGCAGGCTGATCGGCATGCCGGTGATGGATAACGCATGCTGCGCGGACAACGAACCGCTCGCGGGCTCACCGAAGAAATCGCCCAATGATAGAGGAGATAGAGGTGGCAAAGGCGAAGGCGGCGCGCCCAACGATAAGAACGATAACGGCGAGTCCAGGCGGAGCCGCATGCTGGACGCCGTCCGCGGACGCCGCAAAGGCGAGCGAGTGGCATGAACCTCGATCAAGCTTTGCTGGCCCTGCTGGCGGTGGCGGCGCTGTATCGCTACCATCGCGCCGAACTGATGAGAGCGGAAAGACGGGCCGAAGAGCGATATGAGAAGTGCGATCGCGAGCGCATCCAGCTTCACAACTATTTCTATGGGAGCCAGGGTGCTTCCTTTATGGATACTGCGCCCATCGGCTCCGAGAGCGCGTCGCCTGTCCATGCGGAAACGGATTCAGGAAGTGCGGCAGCCGCGCAAACTTCTGCGCCGAGTTCGCCAGCGAGCGGAGAAGCCCGTTATCGCGAGAAACTGGAGCGCACCAAGACGGAGCTCAAGCGGATTGCGCGCACCAGAATTTCGAGCCTCGGCCCGGCGCTGCGCAAGATCGAGAAGCAGGGTAGACCGCAGTTCCGCAACGTCCGCGCTTCATTGGATCCGGATACGGCCCACCTCGTCCGCGAAAAAATCGGCCAGGAATTTGCAGCACTGCAAGAGCAGATTGAACGAGCAGATCGACGCTGAACCAGTAGCTGCGCTCAGCATCATGAATACTGAGCGGATACAACGTGGCGTGGACGAGGGCATCGGAGGACGAGACACCGGATACGGAACGCCATCCAGCCGAAGCGGACAGCCGGGAGATCGCTCACTTGGCGGGCTTCTGGGCGACGATCAAGAACTGCTTGCCAAATAGTCTCCAGGCAAGTGGGAGCGATAGATAGAGCCGCACCATCCAAATCGGGGACTCGCGCTTGCCGCTCATGGTGTATGGAAGGAAGCGGGGAATTGTAGTCTGAATCTCGAAACCGGCCAGGCGCAGGCCTTCTTCCAGAGAAACATGGCTGAGAGGCAGGTAGTGATCGATAAAGTCCCAATACTCGCGCGAGGTGTATTTGATATTTGGTCCCAGGCAGATCAGCAAGCCGCCCGGGCGCAAAGCGGATTGGGCCTGCCGCAGTGTATCGATCAGAGCGGACTTGGTCGGCAGATGTTCAAAGAAATTGCTGGTAAAGACTGCGTCCAGCCGTTCCTCAATGGGCCATGGTTTGGAGCAATCGGCCTGGATGATTTTGACATCGGCCCCCGCATAGCTCGTAGCATCGGGGTTAAGGTCCATTCCTAATTTTCGCTTTGCGTGAATGGCATTGATGAACTCACAATGGCCACATCCCAAGTCCAGCACCGCAGAATCGCCGGATATCCAGCGCGAAAAAAAACCGGCTAAGACAAGCCATATTTTCTGTCGATAGCTATCTGCGTTGGCAAATCTCGTTGCGTAAATCGCTCTCAGGTCGCTTGCCGCTTCCATTTCTCTCCCGCTTCTTCTGTTAGCCAGCATTTTACTACCCCTGCACCCATTGGAAAACAGGATGCGCCAGCAACTCACATTTGAAGGGAAGCAATCCGGCTGGTCTCAGAATGGCGGCGCCCAGAGCGATGAGCCAACCCGCTCGGCGCCTGCGCGCGGCAGGTTCGATCGCCATTCGCAGCAGGACCAGCAAGACATCAAGCTCCTGCTCGACGCCATGCAGAAGCAGGTGGATGAATGGGCCATGGAGTTCCGCTCGATCATTGCCCGCACGCTGGAGGCGTATGAGTTTCTCAAGGGCAATCACTTCTTCGATTTCTGGTCGGACACCACCGACCTGTTCAACAGCTTTCAGGGCTTCTCCGACTATCTGAGCGCAACCGGCGACCAGGATGCAACGAAGGAAGATGAGGATCTGAGCCTCTCGGACCTGCCGACGAACTTCTACCAGATGCTCTTCTTCGGCTACCAGGCCATGCTCTCCGCCGACCTGCCGAGGAACACGGTGTCTCCGCAGAACGCCGACGAATCGGAGGACCGCGAGACCGCTAAGGCGGGCAGCACCGCCATGACGATCATCGCGCAGAAGAACAATGCGCGAAAGCTGCATCTGCAGAAGCTGTTTCAGTTCTGGTGCTCCGGACACTATTGGGAGTACACGCGCTACGTGGTGGATGCCGAGCGGTTCAAAACGCACAAAGAGACCACGCTGCGGGTATCGAAACAGCAGCTTATTCCCGATCGCTATGTGTGCGGCCAATGTGGAGCGGCCACGCCAGTGGCCATGCTGTCCGCTGGCGCTCAGCCTACGTGCCCGCAGTGCGGTGCGCCGCTGGGCTCTGCGGATCTTTATCCCGGCTATGTAGACGATGTTCCGGTGGCGGAAGAGCAGGCGGAGATACCGAACGGCATGGTGTGCGGCGATGTCTACGGGCCGCTGCATGTGATGTTTAAGCCCAAGGCGACCAAGCCCTCGGAGACGCCGCTGGTGCGCCTGCAAATGGAAGTATCGCTGGGCTGGCTGCGGGATGTGTTTCCCGACTATTACGGCGACTTGAAAGAAGGCATGGGGGCCGATGGCTCGGAAGAACAGCAGCAGAGGCAGGCGCGGCAGATTGCGATGTCCGCTGTGGCGGGCGGGTTTGTGCAGACGACCATTCAGCAAGACCCAACCTACACGCGCGACTGGGTGCAGCCGTGGGCTTACAGCTTTATCGAAGACCAGCAGGCCGCCAGGCGGCTGAAGCAGAAGTATCCGAAGGGCTGCATGATTGCGCACGTGGGCAAAGACATGGTCTTGCAGGTGCAGGAGGCTTCCATCGCAGAGGAGTGGACGCACGCTTCTACCTGCGACGATGTGGGCCTGGCCGGTATCCCTGTGGGTGGTTCGGCTCTACCTATCCAGAAGCGGTTCAACAGCCTTACTTACATGGTGGACGATTTCTTCGAGCGCATGGCCGCGGGCCTGGTGATCGTGAACTCCGAGTACATCGATACCAAGGCCCTCAACCGTAAAGGGCTGCTGCCGGGCGTGTTCAATCCGGTGGCGCTGCGAAAGAACGCTCCGGCACAGCAATCGCTCGCCAATATGGTCCATCAGTTTGTCTTCGAAATCGAGCCGCAACTGCTCGCTTACATGGAATCGCTGCCGGGGCAGATGCAACTATTGACCGGCGTAATGCCGCAGATCATCGGCGGCGATCCGGGGGACAACGTGCGCACGGCCTCCGGACAGGCGCAGCAGTTAAACACCGCCAAGGGCAAGCTCACGTTGTTCTGGAACCAGATTCGCGGACAGTCCGCCGAGGCTGCCGAGCAGGGCGTAAGCTGCGCGGCCCGCAACATGACGGAGAAGTGGTGGAGCACCATCACCGATAAGACCGGCGGGTTCCGCAACGAGTATGTGCATCCCGGCCAAATGCGCGGCTCCGTCCACGTGGAGCCGGAAGAAGACCAGGGCTTCCCCATGACCGCCGAGCAGGTGCAGGCATTCTGGGAAAGGATCTTGAGCGATAGCGGCAAGGCCATTGCCGCCATGCTGTTTGAAGAGCCGAAGAACGTCGATGCCTGCATCCGCAGCTTCGGCATGAAAGGGCTCATCGCGCCGGGGGCGCTCTCCGAGTCGCGTGCGCTGCACCTGATTGACCTGCTCATGGCCAGCGAGCCAACCGAAGAGCATGTGCCGGTGAAAGATGCCGCAGGCAATCCCGCCATGAATCCCAATGGCTCGCCTTTGCTGCAGGCGGTGGATGTTCCGAGCATTCAGCCGGAGATGTTTATCGATGACCTGGGTGCGCTGCTCAAGATCGTTCCCGATTGGGCCATCGAGCACTACGACAAGTGGGAGTCGAACGATGCAGGAAAACGAAACCTGATCGCCTTCATCAAGCTGTGCATGGAGATGCAGTTCCGCAAGCAGCAGGCGATGGCCAAGGCTGTCGGGCCAGCCGGACCCGCGGTGTCGCCAGCAGCGCCGGGGGGAGTTCCACAAGCACCGCCATTGCCGTCCGCTCCGGCAGCGCCAAACTCGGCGATTTCGGGATTGAGAGCGCCTCTGCAAATGCAAGGGGCGGGAGCGGCAAATCAAACAACCAATCCATAAGCAGGGAGAAGATTTAGTGAGAGCCAACGACGTTGTTATTTTCATCGACTCCCAGGGAGTCAGCCACAATGCGCTTGTGAAATCGTTTCGCGAGCCGCGCGGCCAGAACAACATTCTTACCGATGAGGAGCCTTTGATAAGCCTCACCTATTACGACGAAGCCACGGGCGCGCCCAGGGAGATGCTGGACGTTCCTCATATCGGCCATCCCGCGCGCCAGGAGAAGAATGCCGATCTTCCATCCTATGCGCTGCATGCCTGGAAGTTTCTGAATGAGGAGCACTTGGAAGTGCCTCCGGATCATCCCTTGCGCGACCGTCCTTATTCGCAGGCGGAAACCGATGCGGATGGCAAAGTCATTCCGAAGCGGCGTCCGATTTATGAGGAGCATATTCGCAGGCATTTGGAGGGCAAGCAGGCCGCGCATCATCCTGGCGGGAATGCCGCGCCACCGCCCGTGACCGCTTCTGTGGCGTCGACCTCCATTGCCTCCACCACATCCGTCTTGGTGCCGGTGTCTTTACCTGTACGTTCCGATGCTTCCGTGGGCCATCCGGCCCATCCTGAAACCGTGCAGTTTGCCTGGACGTGCGAAAGTTGTGGCGCCTCTGTCCAGAGGATTGCCAGCCATCAAGGCGGAAAACTGTGGGAGGCGGAAGCATCTGCGGCGGATCATGGAAGCGCAAGCCATCCTTCCTGGACCCAGCATATTTGCAAGCAAGAGGACATCGAAGCGTATCGAGTCGGGCTCAAGACATCGCCGCGATTAAAATCCGAACCGGAGATGAGCGACCTGCAGAAGGTCGCGCTGGAACCGGCAGGCGATCCGCCGAAACCTCCTTCGGCGCAAGCGGAAATTCCACGGCAAGACATCGATGTGGCCAAGCAACTCGATCAAGCCGGACCGCCGCCACCGATGGAATAAAGAATAGAGAATGATGTCGGAGCTTTCGCTTGGAGAGACCTTATATATAGGAGACGGGGCAAGGTGGTTACCGCTGGATCGCGAGCATCTCTTTGACAAGAGTCTATTAAACAACCCTCGAAATCGCGTGCTCGTCTAAATTCAGAAGATAAGATTAAAGATACATTCCTTCCTGCTGTCGTAGACTAGCGTTTTACTTTTCAGGGGGTACCTGTTGATCCGGCACAAATTGGTCTGCCTTGCCCTTTTTTCGCTTTCTGTAGGATTCCTTCCGCGCGCTCGAGCCCAGCAAGAAAATCAGGCCCAGCAGCCACCCAAAGATGCCACGCAGATCACAGCGGAAGGCAACGCGGCCGTCTTGCAGCGCTTGCCGTTCAACGACCGGAAAGATTACGAGGAGGCAAGCAGAGGCTTCATTGCGGCCATTCCAGGAGGAGAAATCAAGCTTCCGAATGGGCGGGATGCGTGGAACCTCAATTCCTATGACTTCCTCAAAGGGCAGAAAGCGCCGGCAACGGTCAATCCCAGTTTGTGGCGCATGGCGCAGCTCAACATGAATAACGGGCTGTTCAAGGTGGTGGACCGGATTTATCAACTGCGCGGATTCGACCTCTCGAATATCACCATCATCGAAGGCGACACCGGAGTGATTGTGATCGACCCGCTAATCACCAAAGAGACGGCCAAGGTGGCCATGGATCTCTATTTCGCCAATCGTCCTAAGAAGCCTGTGGTGGCGGTGATCTATACCCATAGCCACATCGATCACTATGGCGGCGTAAAAGGAGTGGTCTCCGAAGAGGACGTGAAATCCGGCAAGACGAAGATCTATGCGCCTGAGGGCTTTTTGCGCGAGGCGGTTTCCGAGAACGTCTATGCGGGCAATGCCATGACCCGGCGCGCCCAATACCAGTATGGTGCACTGCTTCCCCGGAGCCCCAAGGGGCAGCTCGACGCTGGCCTGGGTAAAACCACCAGCTTTGGCGAGCCGACCTTGATTCAGCCCACTGACTCCATCAAGACCACCGGCGAAACCAAGACGATTGATGGAGTGGAATTTGTCTTTCTCATGGCTTCCGATACGGAGGCTCCGGCGGAAATGCTCTTCTATCTGCCGCAGTTCAAGGCCATGGCCGCGGCGGAAGACCTGACGCATACGCTGCACAATCTCTACACGCTGCGGGGCGCCAAGGTGCGCGATGCGGTGGCGTGGTGGAAGGCCATCAACAACATCATCGACATGTTCGGCGACAAGACGGAGGTGGTCTTCAGCCAGCACCATTGGCCCAAATGGGGCAATGCCGAGATCGTCGAATACATGAAGAAGCAGCGCGATCAGTTCAAGTACATTCACGATCAGACGCTGCACCTGGCCAACCAGGGCTACACCATGAATGAGATCGCCGAAATGATCAAGCTTCCGGAGAGCCTTGCCAAAGAGTGGTATAACCGGGGCTACTATGGCTCGCTCAATCACGACTCCAAGGCCGTCTACCAGCGCTACCTGGGATACTACGACAGCAACCCGGCGCATCTCTATCCGCTGCCGCCGGTTGAGGCCGGCAAGAAGTATGTGGAGTTCATGGGCGGCGCCGATGCGGTGATCGCCAAGGCCAAGACCGAATTTGCCAAGGGAGAGTACCGCTTTGTGGCCGAAGTGCTTAGCCATGTGGTGATGGCCGATCCTTCGAATCAAGTCGCCCGCAACCTGGAAGCCGATGCCCTGGAGCAGCTTGGCTACCAGACGGAAAATTCCACCTGGAGAAATGAGTTTCTTCAAGGCGCTTCAGAGCTGCGTAACGGTCCGCCCAAGACGACTACTTTCACCGCGAGTCCGGATGTGGGTGCGCTCACCGGAGACATGATCTTCGACTTTCTAGGCATCAGCCTCAATGGTCCGAAGGCCGCGGGCAAGGCGAGCACCTTTAACTTTAAGCTGACCGGCGAGGGCGATTACGCGGTGTCTCTGGAGAACGGCGTTCTGGTTTACAGCTCAGGAAAACAGTTGGAGAAGGCGGATGTGACCCTGGAGATTCCCAAAAAGCTGTTGGTCGCCATTCTCTTCCGCGTGACTACCCTGCAAAAAGAGATTGAAGCCGGCCACGCGCATCTGCAGGGAAATCAGGCAAAGCTCGTTGAATTGTTCGGCTTGTTCGATTCGTTCAGTCCGAACTTCAATATTGTGACGTCGAATACGAGTCAGTAAGA